AATGCGTTAGAACCTAAGTAACCATAGTAAAACTCATCATCATACATTCTTTCTATAAGGTCTACATAGTTCCATTGTTTATTGTCAAATGTTTTTATCATAACTTTAATTTTAAGCTAATATACACTTTTGTTAATTAAATGTTGTTAAAAGTCTGTTAAACTTTATGTTCCTTTTCAATCTCCTTTTGTAAGTTAGCTAATGCTCTCCAAGCAACCTTAGCTGAATGTCTTATACCATCTGAGTCTATTGTTCCAGCTTCAAGTAAATGTCTAGCAAGTGCATCTAATTCATCACCAGATTTACTTCTATCCCAATGTAAAGGCTTGTCTGGATTATGCTGATAGTTTCCTGCATAACTACATTTAGCGACTTCTCTTATTGCATCAGGAAAGTAGTTCAGTACTCCTGAGTAAACAGGTATTTTCTTTCTTTCTGTCATTATATATATATTTTACATTAACATTATAAGAACAAGTAATGGTCCAATCTAAAAAGATAGTTTCTTTATTTCCCATGTTTCTCCTAATTTATTTAATACTTCAAGTAAAGGACCAGTTCTTTCTGACCATTTGCCTTTATAGTAACATACCTCTACAATACATTCGTTTAAAGGAATGTCTCTTGTATCATCTTTAAAAGAATGAACGACCTTTAGCACAATAGCTTTCTCTTGATTATGCCAAGAGTCGTTTATCCTTTCTAATAATAATCTTTGGCCAGTAGGAATCCTATTTCCTTTTCTTTTTACTTCAATCAATATTAAAGCATCGTTATTAAATTCAAGTACAGCATCAATATCGGAAGGATGTATCTTTCCATTTTGTATGCCAGTAAAATCAATAACTTGCTTCACTTGCTTTGAGTTTCTTATTAATGATTTATTTGTAAGCATCTACAACTTTCTTTAACCTAAGTACCATACTTCTAACACAAGAAGAACAAGATGAAGGTTTATTATTTTTATTGAATATTCTGTTGCTTATTTGATAAATCTTTTTAACTTCTTCATTATTTAAAGTATTCTTATTTTTAGCAAATAAATTCACTAAATAATCATACTCTTCTTCATTTAAACATTCTAACTTGTTATGTCTAAATACTTTATTAAGAGCTTCCTTTCTAGCATCACAACCACAATCTTCTCCAGCTATAAATTTAACTAGCTTTTTAATTCCTGTAGCTTTAGTAATCTTTTCAATATCATCTCCTAATCCTTTTGATTTTGTTTCTTGCATCGCATTAAAGTTTTTCTTCCACTCTTTGTATGCTTTGGTTCTTTTGTCTTTTGGTTCTTTCATAATTTATTTATTTAAAGTAAATGATAATCTCCGTTTAAGTAATCTTCTATGTCTTCTATAAATTTATTTCTAAGTATTGCTTTGTAGTTCTTTATAGAATTAAAAATACTTGTTAAACTAATGTTTGCTCCTTTAGATATTTGTCTTAAAGACATATCTCCTAAGTAATATGTATTACATAGTTTAGCATCGTAAGTGTGCCAAGAATTAATCTCTCTAGCTAACTTCATTGTTATTTTATAGAAAGCTTCTTCTTTCTCTGTTTCAGTATCTGAATATAAATATTCTGCTGTATGTATTGTATCAGCATCATCTGTTTCAAGATAACTGAAAAAAGTATATTTGTTTTTAGCTTTCTTGTAATCAGTGTATAAATTTCTTAATGTAACATAGATATAAAATCTATTGACATCATCATCTCCATACATTATCTTTCTTTTGTCAGTAACTAATCTATTTATTTTTAAATACATTTCCTGTACAATATCCTCACAAAGATGTCTAGGACATCCCATATTAGAAACCATCTTTACCCACAACAGATGATTCTTAGCCAACAATTCTAACATATTAATATTTAAGTATTAAAGTTATTAAATCTTCCTTGTCATAGTATTTTTCAAGATTCTTTATCTTAACGATGTTTTGGTCTTGTTCAAATACAATGCCCTCTAAGGCATCCATGAATGCTTTGTTTAAATTGTCGTGTAAGTCTGGTTTTGTGGTTTTAGGAACTTTACCTGTTCTTCTTTTCTTTGGTGTTGATTTGAGATATTTAAACTGATATGATAATCTCTGTATTGTTATCTCTGTACCTGCTGGAATCATTTCAAATCCTTTAGGTAATTGAGCTATTGCTAAAGCTCTTATTGCAACTTGATAATTAATTATTTTCTTAGGTTTATAAGCAATATTATTCCTGCCAATTCTGACTGACTGGTGTGGAACAGGCTTTATATTAAACGTAAGTTTTAGTTGCATTTATGTTATTGTCTTCTATAATATCATATAAGTCATCAACTATTTCAGGATGACTTTGTTTATTTATTTTAAAGCTAAATTTATCAAATGGAAAACCTCTACTTCTTCTACATTTAACTGTAACCATTTCATCATTTACTGTGTTTAATTCTAATTGAATTTGTGTTTCTGCTTTCTTTTCTAGGTAAGAACCTAAATGTCCTGTAGGTTTTTCAGAACCATAGTTACTATGTATTACTGTAACTATATGACAATTTAATTCTTCAGTCCATTTCATTAGCTTTTGTATAACCATACTAGATTCATCTAAGTTGTTTACATCAGAAACTAAATCAGCTATACCATCTATAACAACTAATCCTGCATCTTGTACTTTATGATATAAAAAGTATTCTATAAACTTTAATCTATCTTTATTGTTTAATGTTCTTAAACCAAAAGTATGATAACATTCATCACTTAATCCTGTCATATCTAATACTCTTCTAAATACTTTCTGAGCATGAAATCTACCCTGTTCAGTATCAAAGTGTACTAAGCATCTATCGTTTCTGTGGCCAACCATTCCTTTTGCATGACTATCTAGTTTACCTTTAAGATATACTGCTGATAGTAAACTAACAAAGAATGTTTTCTTAGATTTAGGAGGAGCTGCAATAAAAGAGAAGTTACCATAAGTACCTATTGGTATTGGATAAACTTCACTTCCTGCTCTAAAATTTCCCATGCTTATAGCTATTGGAGGATATTTAACTTCTTTATTAGGGTCAATATATGCTTTATCCTCGATATATTGCATATACTGTTGTTCTTCATTTGTATAATCTTTTATTGTCATTGTGTGTGTGAAAATAAAAGGGGGAAATTAATCCCCCTATAAATTAAAATAAGTCTCCTTCTGCTGATACTTCAGTAGGTTGAGCCTCTCTTTCTGCATTTACTATCGAGCCATTGTTCCAGAATACTTTTCCGTTTCCTAGATACTGCTTAGGCTTACCAGCCTTTCTTTCCTCTTCAGTTTGTGCATCAAACATAGAAACATTGTTTCCATATTTTGTGTCGTCATTAACTGCAATAGTGAAGTTATAGTAAACTCCCTTTTTACCTTTAATGAATTTTTCTTTAGGTAATTTACTTACATCTAAAGACATTGAAATTAGTCCTGCCATAATTTAAGATTTAATATTAGTTAATTTAGATTCTACAGTTTTAGATATATTAAATTTCTTTTTAATATCTGTAATGTTTCCACCTTTTTTAATATGAGCTATTGCTTTATTAAATTCAGGAGTACCTTCATTAAGCCATTTAAGACTTGAAGTTGCGTGAGTATTTGTTGTATCAGCATCCTTTGTATCATCAATTAACAATAAGCCATTTAAAGCATACTTTCTAGCATAAGAACTAGAACTACCAAATGACTGAGATATATCCATACCTTTTTTGTTAACATCAATACCAGCTTGAGCTACTGATTCAATTTTACCATCTGTACCATGTAGTATAGCTCTAGCTTCTACATAACAAATACCTGATGGTGTTTCATTGATTGTGTCAGTTAGAGTTATAGATAACTCATACTTCTTCAACAATGGTTTAACAGATTCCAAGATATCCTCTTGACTTCTGTATCTGTACTTACCAAAACTATTGTATTGGTTTTTAGGTGCTTTTAATTCTGTTTGAATTGCAATTACCTTTTGTTCAAAATTTAATGTTTTTGACATACTTGTTTGTTTTAATGCAATATACAACTTTATTTTATATCTACAAATCTTTTGGATATAACCTCAGTTGTAAGGTCATCTACTGCGTGTTTATAATAATTTAATTCTGAGGATTTATACATAACTTTTAATTGTAATTCATTTACATAAAAAGCTAATTCGTTTAACTGACTTATAATAGTATCTATATGTCTTTCACTTATTCTACCTTGTCTAAGTTTAAGAATAGTTTCTGACAACAAAACAAACTGGTCATAATAATTAATCTCTAATTCTGTTGGCTTATCAACTACTATATCTGTTTTCATATAATTCGGTTTTTACTACTTGTTTATATGCTTCAGGACAATCCTTATCACATAGCTCGAATATAAAAGTTTCTAACTCTGATATTCTTTGATTGCTTTTGTTTAGCTCATTTACCAGAGCTTCTATTCTGCAATCTTTAAATCTTAATAATTCTTCCATTGTTTTTAATTTTACACAAATATATAATGAGATAATTTAATGCTAAAGAGTTTTAACATAGCTTTAACAGAAAAGGGTAGCCGAAGCTACCCCAATCAACACACAACAATACTAAACAAAAACAAACAGTTATATCTTTACCAGATATAAAATGCTCTTTCTTTAAGGTCATCAGTATCAAAATAAACATAATCATCACTGACTCCTATTCTATGAACCCCTTGTTGAACTAATCCTCTAACAAGAGTTAATCTTTTCTTAGCGCCTACACATCTAATCTTAACAGCTTTACCCACTCTATGAGAATTAGCTCTTATTAATTTAAGTTTATCTGCATAAGGTTTACTTGTATAAGCTAATATTATGTTTAAGCTTATTCTATATTTCTTTACTATATTGTCTAATATCATAACTGGTTCTCTTTCCATGAACTTATAACCAGAGTTAGGAAGGTCAGGGCTATCAAACATATCCCAAGTCAAATACGTTAAACCTTCACAATTATCTATATTCATTATTTATAGTAACTTATTGCAATATAATAATAATATATATAAATACAAAAATAATTATTTATTTTATAAACTTGACTTTATCAAAAAAAAACTGTAACTTTCCCCACTTAATTGAAATATTATATTTCTTTTTTAATAAACAAGTAGAATTAGAATGCAATGGAGTAGAAGCAATTTACTTCTATATATATTAATTAATAAGTTTTTTTATGTATACAGGATAAGTATGTTCTTAAAGAAACAGCATACTTATTTTTATGTTTTGCTTCGCAAAAGATGTTTATGAGAAGATTATTTCTTAAACTTTTCTACACTTCTTCCTCCAAAATAAGCACCAATAACAGTAATTAGAACTAACTGTAATAAATCAATCCAGTTTGCTTTTACTTCAAATGCAATAACTCCTGCATCTATAAATACCATTAGAACTGTAGATACAACTAAAAAGATAAGTACTAAAGGTCTAACATTCTTACTTAGCCAAGAATCACTGGCCATGTCTACTTTCCATCTTTCAGTAACATTTTTTTGTATATCAGCTTCGGCATCAATCCAAATTTGTTCCATCTCTTTTTCAAACTGTGCTTTTTCTACTTTACTAAAAGTATGTTTGTCTATTATACCAGAAATCTTTTCTGCTATGTTTCCACCTGTTGCTCCAAATAGTTTTGATAATATTTTTCCCATTATTCTATTCTTATATGTATCATTAAAAAAATCAAGTAAATATTCAATTCAGTATAATCTTGCTCTACAGTAGGGTCGTATATAGAAAAGCCAAGTAGAGGCCCTGTTGTAAATGTTTCTGCAAATCCTATTTTGTATTTCATACCTACTATGTTTAAGAAGTAACCTACTATGTTTAAGAAGTAGTTATATCTATATATTTAGTTTTGCCATTTTCTTTTATAGCTCTAAGACATCTTTTTCTGTTAGAGTCACCATCTACATAACTAACGTGAACCCAATCAGGGCTATCATCTGTGCCAAATTCCCAAATAAGTTGGTCAAAGTCGAGATTATCTTTAATGTAATAATACATATAAGCATTACTAACGTAACCATAAATATCGTCAATATCAATAGCCCTTCCTTGACAATGTTGGCTTTTACTGCTGCTGCCTCCAATAGCTTTATTAAGTTCTTCACATCTAAAAAATGAGTTAATTTTA